GCAGATACTGTAAATGTATTAGAATCAAAAGTACCGGCATAATCAATAAACGCAATTTCATCGCCTAATGTTCCTGCAGGTAAATTCATAGTGATAACACCACTTGTTGTGTTAACAAAATATCCTTCGCCAGCTGCTGCTGTGAATGTAGAAGTTTGTACTGATTGCCAAGAAGTTCCTGCAGCTGCAAAAGATAATTGACCAACCGCTGTTGTTCCTGAACCAGTTATAGAATTTACTTTTAAAAATGTTCCAGCTGTTACGTTTCCAGTGGGATAGATAAGTGTATAGCTTTGGGATGCGCTATGCGCAGGTGACTGTAGTTTAATCCCGTGGCTGTTATTTTCACAGTTGAGCTGAATTGTTCCAGCGTTTGTTCCACCACCAATTTCAGTTAAACCTGTACCATTTGGATATAACTGTACGTTACCATTAGCTGCATCAACAATGTTAATGTAACTTGAGTTTGTTCCTGAATTTGTATCTAATCTAAGATCATATGCACCGCTTGATGTAAGCGTTGCTGCTGCAGCGCCTGTTCCAATTTTAGTTTCACCAGTTCCTTTTGGAACAATAGCTACATCTATATTAGAATCATCTCCAGTTGCTGATAATTGTGGAGCGTTACCAGTTGCAGCGTTTGTAATATCAAATTGGTTTACTGCAGATGATGTTGTTTGAAATATTATTTGTTGGTTTCCGTTTTCATCGTTAATTCCATGTGCATCGTCAAAAGCTATATTAAAACTGTTGGTATCTAAATCGCCACCTAATTGTGGTGAAGTATCATCAACAAGATCACTTGCTAATGAGATTGTAGAAATATTTGGATTTGTGCCATCATCTGCTTTTGCATATGCAATTACAGTTTTACCATTTGAAACTGTAGCAGAAGTTCCTGTACCAGTTACATATTTAAATACAACGTTTTGAGATCCTGATGTTGCATTTTTTAAGAAATAAAAGTTTTGTACATCTAAAGGTATTGTAACATTTCGTGAGGCTGTGAGAGATCCTGTAAATTCTATAACTCTATGAGAAAGAGTTGCACCAGTTGATCCATCTGACACAGATAATGTTGTATCTCCTGAATCAGAGACAGCTTGAGCGGTATAACCACCAGATATTTGTTCGATGATTTGTAAATTTGTATTTGTTTTTGTACCCCAAGTACCAGCGTTTTCACCGGTTGCTTGAAGTTCTACACCTAAAGGTGTGTATGTTGATGCCATAAAAAATTCTCCTACGCTGCTACATCAGTATAACTTGTATTTGACCCAGTTGCAACATCCGAATATGTGTCGTTCGAACCTGTTGAAACATTACTATAAGACGTATTTGAGCCAGTGTCAACATCACCATAAGCAAAGATATCTACCGCTCCAATATTAAATGATGCTGATAATCCAGTCAATCCAATGGTCATATCATTGATAGAAAGAGAGCCAACACTAGCACTAAAAGATTGACCGGTTAATCCTAGACCCTCTTCTATAGTTAAAGAACCAACACTAGATGTCATGCTCAAACTTGACGGTTGAGCTACGGCACTACCTAATCCTATAATAGTTCCTTGACTAAATGTTGCTTCTATACCTGAAAGCTGAACTACATCATTTGGTATAACTACAGTTCCAATGCTAGCATTAAACGATACTCCTGTTAAAGATGCTTCTGTTGTAGAACTTGCTGTTGCAGTTCCTTGACTAAATGTTGCCGATACTCCAGAAACAATAACTGTTTCGTTTGGTGCTTTTGCAGTTCCTTGACTAGCAGTAAACTCTTGGCCTGTTAAACCAACAGTCATGTCATTAACTGTTACAGATCCAACTGCCGGTGTTATTTGTTGACCAGTCAATCCAACTTGCATGTCAACCACGGACACTGAACCTATTGAGAACGTAGCTGATAAACTAGTATCTATTGATACAGGAACAAAAGCTTCACCTTGTGAAGTTGTAATTTCAAAACTTGTAGGTGTAATTATTTGATCAGGTATATCAACTGAACCAATACTAGATGTAATAGATAAACCAGTTGGAAATATAGTTACATCTTTAAGTTCACCCCACTCACCATCATTCCAAGCTTGTGCACCCCAACCTGTTTTAAAAGTTACGGCTTCGTTCCAATTAGCCTGATTCCAGGTTAATCGGCCCCATCCTGAAGATACCGACATGGTCGGCCTCCTATGCTAATCTAATGATTGCTGCTGTAGCGTCGTTTGTAGGAAATTCTATTTTAAAAGTTCCGTTACTAGCTGTTTTATCACCACCAAATGCAATTGCACAAACAGCATCGGTCGTGCTTGAGCCACCGTTTGTTGTTGTGTTATAGATTAATGCAGCGTTTGCAGTAAAAGAAGCTGATGAATAAGTTACATCACTAAAATCTGTAAATGCAGTTGTGCCTGTTAAACCAACTCCAGTATTAGTTAGAGTTGCACCACCTGCAGTATATGCAGTTCCTGATGTATTTGTAATTTCTTCTGATGTTGAATAATCTGTCGTAGAAGCACCTAAAGTTGCATCACTATCAAATAACGCAATCTTAAAAGTGTGACCACCTGAAGATTCAAAACTGTGTTTACCTTGTAAAAGTTCTTGTTTAAAACTTGAACATATTGCGCTTGTATTTGCCATATTTTATCTCCTACGGGTTTGCTGAGTTTATTGGTATACGAACAGTGCCATCAGTGTAGTCATCTCTTCGTCTTCTGCCAACTTGCTCATTAGCAAACTTCTGTACTTCTTGTTTATATTTATTTTCGTATAAAGTCAACATATCTATAGGGCCTTTTAAATAACCATATGCCTCTGATAGACAGCAATATAATAGGCCATTTGAAAAATTCATACTAATGTAGTTAGTGCCATCACCCTCTAAAAGATCTGGCATTTTATTAAAATGCACTCTAAATCTATAAGTTGTGTTAGGAACTGGAGCAAAAGCTATACGTCCTGATGTCGTATCAGATTCTCCTGTGCCTCCACCAAACATAGCATAGTATTTAGGTTGACCTTGAGCTGCCGATGTCCCTGTTACATCTTGATATTCTTGTAAGTATGTATAGTCTTTTTTCTCTAGCCATCTGTTAGCTCCTGTGGTCTCTGACCCTGCGGTATCGTAAACTTGTATACCTCTTATAAATAATGATCCTGCTGGAGCATTGATTGATTCTTGTCCAGCAACTAAATTACCTAGTTGTTGTTTTCTATCTGCATCAATAGGAACATCTCTAAAAATTCTATACTGTGCGTTTAAAATAATATTTTCTAAAACAGCATCTGTTAAAACATTTGAATCTGTTTCCGTATAACTTCTAATCTGTGTTTTTAATCCTGATGCACTTAATCCAGCCATTATTTAACTCCTACTATTTCTAAACATCTTGGACAACTTTTTTTAAATCTTAAATGACCAGAACAATGTAATCTACTATCTTCTTTGTGCACAGGAATTTCTGGTTCTGGCACATGTAACATTAATTCTTCATGTGGATCCATTTCTTCTGG